TTATGACCCCGCTTTAATCACCGCACACGCCACCCGATCGCCCGAGCCACCAATCGGCTGCGAGGTATAATCATCCGGGTGCGCATGGATCACCAGCGACGAGCCGCCATGGTCCAGCAGAGCTGGCCGCGTCCCGCCGGATTTCAGAGAAACCAGCGTGGAATACAGCTCCACCGTCGCCTGACCGTCCGGCCCCACATACAGGTTCGGCAAGTCCCCGTTATCATTGGCGTTGTCATGCAACAGCCCATGCACCACCGGTGTCATGGTGTGCACGTGTGACCCCGCACTGGTAAATTTCGGGGCTTCACAACTGCCTTTTTCATGAAAATGCATGCCATGCCACCCCGGCGAGAGGTTGCGCACACTCACCCGTAGCAGCACGCCACCGGGCGCATTCGTCACTTTCACGGTGCCGACTTCCGCCCCATCCGCACCCACCAGCGTACCGTCCGCCGTTTCCGCCGCACTGGCCAGCGGAGAGGCCATTACGCCCAGCAACAGTCCTGCTGCCAGCGCTTTCGTCAAACCTGATTTCATACCGGGTGTTCCTTCAATCCTGACAGTCCGTCACTCGTAACCCCAAAACAGGCTCCGGGTTCCCAAACATCCGCCTGTTGTGATGCCGCGTCCATCCCTCCCGTCGCACCCCTCTGTTCCGGAGAGCCCTCCCCGTGCCACGCCCTACGTTCCTCTCCCGCTGGTTCTCCCCGCGCCACACCACGCCAGACCTCTCCACTGCCGCGCCCTCAGAGGCAGCACGGCAATTCCCACACGCCGTAAGCCACTTCCCCCGCCATGCCCTATCCCGCGCCACACGGGACACAGATCGCACTCTCCGTCAGGAACCCCGCCTGAACGTCCCCCGTCCACAGCCCGCCCCACCATCCCCCGGCATTGGCCCGCGAGACATGGCGGAAACCCTGCGCGTGCAAAGTCTCCCCGCGCAGGCGGACGTGTTCCGGCCCTACCAGCCGCCCAAAGGCGTGCGGGGCGATGGCCGCACCCATCTGGCTATGGACAGCGCCGCGTCCAGCAACCCCGGCCTGCTCGGCTGGCTGCGGCAGGCGGTGGCGGAGGGCGTTGCCTTTCCCGGCTACCCGCGTTTGGCGGAACTCTCCCAGCGGGCCGAATACCGGCACATGGTGGAAGTCATCGCCGCCGAGGCCACGCGGGAATGGATCACCTTCCGCGCCCGCGGCACGGCGGACAAAAAGCAACGCCTTGCCGATATTGAGCGCGAATTTACCCGCCTGAACGTGCGGGACGTCCTGCGCCGCATGGCGGAGTATGACGGCTATTACGGCATGGGCCTGCTCTATGTGGATACCGGCCAGCCCCGCACCGGCGGCGGGCTGGAAACACCCCTGCTGCTCCGGCCGGAAACATTCCGCAAAGGCTCGCTCCGCGCCCTCGTGCCGATCGAACCTGTCTGGACCACGCCAGACCAGTATGACACCGCCAACCCCCTCAGCACGGAGTTCTATCAGCCTTCGCGCTGGTGGGTGCAGGGCGGCCTGCTGCACAGCACGCGGCTGTTGCAGTTTGTCTCACGCCCGGTGCCGGACCTTCTCAAACCCGCTTATAATTTCGGCGGTTTGTCGCTCTCACAAATGGCCCGCCCCGCCGTGGAAAACTGGCTGCGCACCCGCCAGTCCGTATCAGACCTGCTGAACGCATTCTCCATCGTCGCTCTCTCTACCGACATGTCAGCCTACGCGCAGGACCCGGAAGGTCTCCTCAGCCGCATCGAGGCCTTCAACCGCTTCCGCTCCAATCGCGGCACTTTTGTTCTGGATAAGGACCGGGAAAAGCTGGAACTCCTGGCCGCCCCGCTCGCCGGGCTGGACCGCCTGCAAGCACAGGCGCAGGAGCAGATGTGCGCCGTGGCGCAGGAACCGCTGGTCAAATTCACCGGCATCACACCCGGCGGCCTGAACGCCTCAGCGGATGGAGAAATCCGGGTTTTCTATGACCGCGTGCATGCGTTTCAGGAAACACTCTACCGCAAAAACCTGACCACCATCCTGCACATGGTCATGCTCAACCTGTGGGGCGAGATCGACCCGGATATCGACTTCACCTTCGTCTCCCTCTGGCAGATGGATGAACTCGCCCGCGCCACCCTGCAAAAAACCCGCGCGGATATTGATGCCCAGAACATCCGCTCCGGCATCATCACCCCCGCAGAAGCCCGCAGCCGCACCGCACACGACACCAGCGGCCAATACGCCACCGTCAGTCTCCCGGCCAAACTCCCTTCGCCGCCAGCACCGCAAGCCTGAAGCAGGACAGGATACGTCTCACAGCACAAGGCAAAGCGCGTTCATCCGTCCCAGCAATACTCCTTATTCCTTCCTTCAAAAAAACCCTGACAGGACAAGGCATGACGCTCCCCCGTCACCTCTCCATGCCCCACGCTTCATCCCTTACAACTGCCTCTTCCACCCGCAACCGGGACGCCGTCGTTCTGGCGCTGGACCGCTCCGTGCGCCGCACCGATGTCGATGGTCACCTGCACATCGCCTGCTGCATCCTCTCCGCCGCCACGGTCTGCCCCTATTACGGGCATGAAATTCCGGGCGCCAAAACTCTGGGGCTGGACCCCAATACGCTCTATCAGGTCTATCGGGACCCGCAGGCTCTGGCCCGCGCCGCCGCGAGCATGGCGGGCAAGCCCATCCTCATGCAGCACCAGCCCGTCTCGGCGCAGGACCACCCGAAGGAAATCACCGTCGGGGCCGTCGGTAGCGATGTCCGGTTTGAAGCCCCCAATCTCATCGGCAGCCTGACCGTGTGGGACCAGTCGGCCATTGCCGCTATCGAAAGCGGGCAGCAACGCGCCGTCTCCGCCGGCTACCGCTACCGCGCCTTCCCGCAGGGCGGCGTGCAGGACGGTATCCCCTACAGCCTGACCATGACGGACATCACCTTCAACCACCTCGCCCTTGTCACCCAGCCGCGCGTGAAAACCGCCATTATTGGCGATGCCGCCCTCGCGCCCCACAGGGACCCTACCTTCATGACACACCCCACGCCCCCACAGCCCGGACCGTCTCAGTTCCTCCCGCCGGCCTCTTTCACCGCCCGGACCACGGCCACACAGACTGAAAATCCTTCCGTGCAGACGAACACTTTTTCAATCTCCCATCCGACGCCTTCCGTGGCCTCTCAGCCCGGTACAGTCAGCACGCCCCCGGCCAACACCTCTCCGGCCGCCTCAACCCCGGGTCCGCTGCCACACACCCCGCCCTCCACAACGTCTCCGGCCACGCAGCTCCCCACCATGGACGCCGCTCTCACACAGGCCGTGCAGCAGGCGGAAGCGGAGGTCATCCGCCGGATGGAAGCCCTTCACGCTGCGCGGGATGCGGTGCGTCCCTTTGTGGGGGACGTGGCGATGGACAGCGCCACCGCAGTCTATGGGTTTGCGTTGCGGGAGCAGGGCGTGGACCTCACGGACCTGCCGGAAGTCGCCTACAAACCGCTGTTCCAGCAGGTCGCCCGCCTGAAAACACAAACCAGCCCCCTCGGCATGGATGCAGAACAGACCGTGTCTTTTCGGGACACGTTCGGTCTTGGTCGCATTACGGTGAAAGCATAATCCATGGCATTTCAGACTCAGGTTAACACCCAGCCCGCTCCCGGCCTGCCGGGTGATTTCGCCTCCCTCAATCCCACGGCCACCTTTCCGGCAGGAGAGGGCGCACTGGTCGCCGCAGCCGGAGGGTGCACCATCGGCGCTTTCGGCTGGGTGCAGACGGATGGCCGCAGCGTCGCCAATGCGCCCGCCAGTGGCACCACCACCGCCCCGGACGGCTTTGTGCATCGGGATCTCACCGGCCAGATTGCCAGCCTGTTTGATGAAAGCAGCCTGACAATCCCGCAGGGTTTCCCGGTCAACCTGTTCACGGCAGGGGATTTCTGGGCCACCAGCACCACCGCCGCAACACCCGGTCAGGCCGTGTTTGCGTCCACCACAAACGGCAGCATCGCCACCGCAGCAGCCGGGGCCACCGTGGCCGGTGCCGTGCAGACCCGCTTTTACGCCGCCTCAGCCTGCGCTGCGGGTGAACTTGTCAAAATCTCAAGCTGGAGCCACGCCGTATGAGCGATTTCACAACACAACTGGCTGAACTGAACCGCCTCGGTTTCATCATGCCGGAAGCCCGTGGCATGATCGCCAACAGCCTGCTGGCGTCAGATGCTCTGGCGCAGGACGCCCAGCCCACGCTCTCCACCACCGCCAGCGGCGGCATCCCGGCCTTCATGAGCGCATGGGTGGACCCGGCTCTCATCAAAGTCGCCTTCGCCCCCATGCGCGCCGCCGAACTGCTGGGCGAGGTCCGCAAGGGCGACTGGGTGACCCGCACCGCCATCTTCCCGATGGTTGAAACCACCGGCGAAGTTTCCAGCTATGGCGACTGGAACAGCAACGGCCAGGTCAGCCTGAACCCCACCTACCCGGATCGCCAGTCCTACCACTATCAGGTGTTCGTCTCGTGGGGGGAAATGGAGCTGGCTCTCGCCGGTCAGGCCCGCCTCCAGTGGGCCGCCAGCCTGCGGGAAGCCGCAGCACTAAAACTGAACAAGTTCCAGAACCAGTCCTACTTTTTCGGCATCAATGGCCTGCGTCTGTATGGCTATCTGAACGACCCGCGCCTGCCAGCCGCCATTACCCCTGCCGTCAAGGCCGCAGGTGGCACCAGCTGGACCGCCGCCACGCCGGAAGAACGGCAGGATGACGTCATTGCCCTCATCAACCAGCTCCGCAGCCAGACGGCCGGGCTGGTGGATACGGAAACGCCGATGGTCCTCGGCCTATCCCCCACGCGCATGGGCCTGCTCACCCGCCGCAACAGCTTCGGCCTCTCTGCAGCATCTCTGCTGAAAGACACTTACCCCAACCTGCGTTTTGTGCAGGCCGTGGAGTATGGGGACGCCGCAGGCAGCACGGTCCAGACCATGCAGATCATGGCCGAGCATGTCGGCGCACAGAAAACGGCGGAAACAGCCTTTACGGAAAAACTCCGCACCCACGCGGTGGTGACGGATGCCTCCGCATGGAAGCAGAAACTCTCTCAGGGCACATGGGGCGCCATCATCTACGTCCCCGCAGGCATCGCCACCATGACGGGCCTGTAACGGCCTCCTCCCCGCCATACCCGGCGGGGATTTCCCGCCCAGTGTAGTTTTCTCCTTCCCTCAACAGCCTGTTTCAAAGGACCATTCCGGCATGGCTACACCTTCCACCGTCACCATCGGCTGCAAACTGCCAAACGGCCTCGTGCTCTCGCTGGGGGAAACCCGGCATGAGCTGGCCGGCACCCGCGCCTCGGCTGTTATCGGCGGTTATGGTCTCACCCCCATCCCCGCAGACTTCTGGGCCGCATGGTCCCGCAAATATGCGGAGTTCCCGCTGCTGAAAAACGGCCTGATTTTCGCGCAGAGCACGCTGGATAAAGCCACCGGACAGGCGCGGGAACAGGCTGCCCTGCGCACTGGCGTAGAGCCCCTGAACCCGGCCACCCCAGCCCCCGGCATCACTCCGGTCTGATACGCCACCGGCATTTCTGCCCCTCACGCACCCACGCGGTTTGCCCGCCTGTTCCTCAAGGAGTTCTGCATGCCCCCCGTGCTGTTTGATGCCCAGGCCTGGCAAACCCGCTACCCTGCGCTGTTCGCCACACTCGGGGCAGAGGGCGCGCAGGCCTGTTTCGATCAGGCGAGCCTGTTCCTCGCGAATGATGACACCTCGCCTGTCAAAAACCCCACACGCCGCGCCGCCCTGCTGGGGCTGATCGCCGCGCATCTGGCGCAACTGGGCTTCGGCAGCGGCTCGGGCTCGGGCTCCAGTTCCAGCGTCTGCACGGGCGGGGCAGGGGATATCACAGCATCCGCCTGCGAGCCGACACAAACCACCAGCCCGGAGCAACCCGCACTGGTAGGCCGCATCACATCAGCCCGTATGGGCAGCGTCGCGGTCGAGGCCGATATGGGGCCAGTCACCGCCGCACAGGCATGGTGGGCGCAAACCCCCTACGGCGCGGCCTACTGGGCGGCCACGGCCTTCCTGCGCACCGCCCGCTACGTGCCCGGCTACCCCGAAACCCCGCTCACGTGGCCCTGAGCGCACGCCTAAATCCGCAGCGCACGCTCCTCTCCACCGGACCCTCTCGTGTCCGCATACTCCCGCACCAGAATAAGGCATCCCCCTCATGCCTCTTCCTTCCGCACCCGCCAGCATGACCACCAGCCTTTTGTCCGCACCATCCTTCGGAAAACCCAACGTCAAAGCCGGATTTTTCAAAACCGCGACGGAAGCAGACGGCACCCCCGTCGCCGCCATAGCCGCCGTGCAGGAGTTTGGCGCGGTGGTGCGGGGCAGGGAGGGGCACAGCATCGTCATTCCACCCAGACCGTTCCTGCGCCAGACCGTCGCCACCCGCCGCACCGCATGGGTGCGCCTGCTGGCACAAGCGCTCAAAACCAGCCTGCGCACACCCGGCAGGGCAGGGGACGCCCGGCACGCTCTGCAAACGCTCGTCCAACGCCTTAGTACACCCACACAGGCGCTCACCACGGTCGGGAAGGCCATGCAAACCGACATCACGCAAACCATCCATCAGACCCACACGCCGCCCAACGCCCCCGCCACCATCCGGCATAAGCGGTTTGATAAGCCGCTGCTGGAAACAGGAACCCTGCAAAACAGTGTCACCTTTCAGGTGGAGGCATGAACAGCCTGTTCCGCATTGCCGCAGCACAGATCAGCAGCCTCGCACCGCCCATCCTCGCCACATTGCGCGCGCAGGAAGGCACGACCACACAGCCCGATGGCACGGTCATCCCGCACTATGTCGACATCCTGCTGCGCATCATGGTGCAGGCCGCCTCCAGCGCGGATCTCACACAGGTCGCGGGGCTTAACCAAAGCACAGAGACCCGCGTGGTCTATCTGCCCGCAGAACTCAAAGGTATTGACCGCGCCCACCAGTTTGGCGGTGACCTTCTGGTGTTTGAAGGCTCGGAATGGCTGGTCACCGGCCAGCCCGAAACATGGGGAGGCGGCCAATGGTCGAAACTTCTGGTTACCCGACAGCGTCCGTCAGCCTGCCCCCCGTAACGGCGGCAACCACCACGGCGCTACGGACTTTTTTACAAACCATCCTGCCGCCAGATCTGCCCGTCCTGCTGGCCAGACAAAACCGCATGGCCGCGCCCAACGGCCCCTTTGCCCTCATGGCGCTGCTCATGCACCAGCCGATTGCCACCAGCGCCACCCGCTATACCGCCAATACGCGGATCATCCTGCAACAGCAGGATATCACGGTGCAGGTCAGCCTGTTTGGAGAAGGTGCGGCAGATAACGTCCAGCGCATCAGCACCCTGTTCCAAAACGGATGGGCCGCAGAATTTTTCGGGTCTTTTCACGAAAATACCTCACCCCAAACAGCATCAGACGCCGCTTCCGATGCACCTTCCGGCACATCTCCACCCCCACTCTCCAAACCGCCGCCCCGCATCGCCCCACTCTACGCCGGGCCAGCCCGCCAGATCCCCTTCATCAACGGTGAGCGGCAATATGAAGAGCAATGGCAGATCGACCTGCATCTTCAGGCCAGCTTCGCCCTTTCACTCCCGCAACCAATGGCCTCTGCCGCCCGGCTTGCTCTGGCAGATGTCACCAGCCCACAGGGTTCCCCTTCCGCATGACGCTCCCCATCAGTTCCCTCGTTACCGTTACACCGGGCGTTCTCTCTCCGGGTGGCACGGTCAGCCTGCTGAACGGCATGGTCTTTTCCGCAAATACGTCGCTTGCATCGGGTGTTTCCACATTCACCTCGGCGGAGGATGTCGCCACCACCTGTGGTGCATCATCCGTGGAAGCCAGCATCGCCAGCATCTATTTCTCGGCCTACACCAACGCGCAGGACACGCCGGAAAAGCTCTATATTTTCCAGCTCCCCGCCACCCCCACTGCGGCAGATTACGGCACCTACCTCTCCACCGCAGCCGATCAGGCAACAGACTGGGCGCCCTTCCTGTTTGCGTCAGAACCGGAACCCGCTGCCAAGACCCAGATCGCCACATGGCTCGCCGCCCATCCCAACCGCTACTGGGGCGTGGTGCAGGATAGTGACACCACTATCCTGACCGCCAACGCAGCGGCCAGCTTCGGGGCCACGGTCAAGGCCGCGAGCACACCGGGCCTGACCTGCCTGTGTAATGTGGAGAATAATAGCGGCACTCTGGCCGGTGCCCTCTGCCTTGGCTGGGCGGCCAGCCTCAACCCCAACCGGGCGAGTGGCCGCACAACGCTGATGTTCCGCAATAATGCGGCGGTTCTGCCCCTCAACAGCCTGACGGCCTCACAGGCACAGGCCCTGCTGGGGAACGGCTACAGCTTCTACGGGTCTTACAAAAGCACGGACTCCACATTCAGTTTTCTGAATAACGGTGCCGTCTCCGGCCCCTTCGCCTGGGCGGATAGCTACATCAACCAGATCTGGATGAACGCCAGCTTCCAGACTGACCTCATCACCCTGTTCTCCAACGCCGGGCAAATTCCCTATAATGCGGTGGGAGATTCCCTGATCGCCACATCCGTGCAGGGCACGATTGATACCGCTCTGTCCTTCGGCGCCATCCAGCCCAACGTCACCCTGTCCGACGCCCAGAAGCAGGCCGTCAATGCGGATGCCGGGCGCAGTATTGATACCGTCCTCTCCACCCGCGGCTGGTATCTGCTGCCGGGTGCGTCCACCGCGTCTGCTGCTGTTCGGGCTGCACGCGGCACAGTGCAGGGACGGTTTTTCTACATGGATGGTCAGTCCGTGCAGTCCATCGCCCTGGCCTCTGTCGAAGCCCAGTAAAAAACCCCGCAAGGAGGCCAGACCCCATGTCCGATTATGACATCACAGCCGCAAATTCCGTCTACACTCTCACCGTGCCGGGGCTGTATAATGCCCCCATCACACTGGAGAATTACGCAGCCGACCGCGCGTTTGAAACCGAAGCGCGTGAACTGGCCGAAACCGCCATGAGCATTGACGGCTACCTGAACGCCGGCTGGATCCCCAACCCTGTCACCCAGACCATCGCACTCGCCGCGAGTAGTGAAAGTGCTTTGATTTTCGAGGCCATTGTCATGGCGCAGGACGCCCGGCGCGGCCTGTATCGCATGGGCGCGGAAATTCAGATCCCCGCCATCGGGCGCAAATACACCATGGTGCGCGGCCTGCTCCGCTCCATTGTCGGTGTGCCGACAGCAGGCCGGGTGCTGGAAGCCCGACATTTTGAAATCACGTGGGAACGGGTTCTCCCCGCCGCCATCTGAGCGCCGGGGCCTAGCCCCTCGCTTCTAATCCAGACCCCCGGCTAAAATTCCAGCCAAAGCACCGGCCACGCCCCCGCCCACTTCCCGGCCTGTCTCGCATCCCGTCACACCAGACGCAGGCCGTGCCCGTTTCAGGAAGACCTTCATGAAAACACTCGACTATACGCACAACAAAGCCGGAGCCGACCACGGAAAATGCTTTGTCTTAACGCGCATGGATGCCTTCTCGGCCGATAAATGGGCGCGCCACATCCTGCAGGCCGCCATCCGGGGCGGGGCACGGGTCGGGGCCGATCTGGCGGAAGCCGGGGTTGCCGGTCTGGCCGGTCTGGGCATCGAAATCTTCGGCTTCATGGAAGAAAGTGAGCTGGACCGCGCTCTGGACCGCCTGATGCAGTGCGTCGCCCTGCGGCCAGACCCCGCCCACCCGGATACAACCCGTGCTGTTATCGCCACGGATTTTGAGGAGCCGGATACCCTCGGCCTCGTGCGTGCAGAAGCCTTCCGGCTACATGTGGGTTTTTTACTGGCCGCCGCACACCAGCTCTTCCCCGTGGTGGCGGCCTTGCTGGGAGAAGCCGCGCAGGAGACGCCCAGCCCGTCCGCTGCGTAAACGTCTCACCTGCGCTGGCGGCGGTCATCACTGCGGGCCTCGCCACCCTGCACGAGTTAAAAACGCTTTATGACAGTGAGGATCTTTATGATCTTCTGGAAATCCTGTCGGTCAGAAACTGGAATGCCACCCTCGCCAGAAGGGGTTTTCAGGAACACACGCTCCCCATACCGGGCGGCTGAGGAACACCACGCATGTCGGAAATGCTGATTGATGAACTGGTCGTCCGGCTGGGGCTGGATACCACCTCCCTGCAAACCGAGGCGAGACAGACCACCCAGCTTCTGGACAAACTCCGCCAGAGCGCAGAGCAGACGGCCACCAGCACCCGGCAGGCCAGCACACAGGCCACATCCGCTCTTGCCCGCATGCGCGGCGAGGCCGTCAGCCTGCTCGCCGTCCTCAGCGGCGGGCGCGGCCTGAACCGCCTGCTGGCCGATCTCTCCACCCCCGGCAGCCAAACCACTCCCCGCAGTGCATCAACCGGCATCCCGTCGCCCTCTGCCCACGCCACGCGAGAAACCCACGTGCTCAGCGCGGACCGAAACCTTACTGCACAGAGAGCACGTTTTCCGTTTTCAAGGCAGGGCAGTTCTGCGAACAGCTTCCGCTCCGGTCACTCCGCAACACCCAGCAGTAAGCCCACCAGCACATCCACAGGCACACGCGCTGGTACACCGACGGGCACGACGTCGCACCTCGCCCGTTTTGGCCCCTCGCGCACAGACTTCTTTTCAGGTCTGGCCGCGTTACCCGGTACCCAGTCTGTCCCGTTCTCAGGCTCGCAGACCGCCGCCTTTTTCGGCCGCCTGCCGGGTGTCACTCACGCCGTCGCCGGTGGGCGCAGCGCCGAGACGGGCGCTCGTGCAACACAGCCCGCTTCCCGCTCATCTCACGTCATCCCGCGCAAAGCAGGGCCTTTCCCCAACACAGACTTTCCGTTCCGCAACCAGACGGGGCAGGGCAGGGTCTCTCACCGCACCCTTCGGAGCGCCACGACCGCCGCTCCATTCGAGCCGCTCGTAACAGTCCACTCTGCGCCAACGCGCCAGAACAGCACCCTGGCAAACCCACTTTTGCGACCGTTCTCCCGCTCAGTCACAGAACAGGAAAACATCGCAAAGACAAAGCGAATACAAAGATTTTTCGCACCAGAAGCACACCGCACATCTCCGCTAGGCACCCCATCTTCCAGTTCCCGCACAGAGGCAGAGCACACACTCTCCACAGCCCTAACCCGGCTCATCACCCAGACAGCTTACCGCGTTGGCCAAAGCCCAGTTACCCATTCGTCCGGCCAGCGAGACGGCAGCCGTGCGTCCCATGTGTCAGCAAACCCGCGCGTCTCCCGCACCAGCCTCAAACCCTCCCTGGCCGGACTTGCTGCCGGATATCCTGCCGCACACAGCCTGACCAACCCCGTATCCAGCCTTTCCCCTAACCACGCCGTCACAGGGCACACCCCACTCCGTTCCCCACACACGGACGCGCTCACAGCCCAAACGCGCACGTTGTCGCGTGCTCTTGCCACGCTGCACGCCCATGCAGGCAGGGCTCTCGCGGTGCAACCCTATCTGCCCGGCTCTCCCTTGCTGCATGCGGCAGGCTCCCAGACCACATCGCACTTTGCAAGCGCACCGCACCCCACAACAACGACCCATATCGGACCCGTTACCATCACAGTCCCATCTGGAAATCCGCAGGCCATCGCGCAGGCTTTACAAGGGCTTGGGGGAGGGGACAGTCATACCCTCACCAGCCTCGCCACCATCGGCACGGTCTGAAAACAGCCTTCTAACATCAGAACAGTTTTAAAAGGAACGCTCCCATGCCCATGGTGCCCGTCACCCTGCCTTCGGTGTGGGATATCCCTGTTGCGGCAGGCGTGCCCGCTCTGCTGGGTCAGTCTGTCTCAACCGGCGTGCGCGCCGCAGCCTCCGTTAGCCTCGGCACGGTGCTGGATGATCTGATGATCAGTCAGGCCGCAGGCCAGTGGGGCATCTTCACCAGCACTGGCACCTGCGTGCTGTCCGCTGCCCGCGTGATGTCTGTTTCGGCAGAAAGCAGCAGTCCCATTGCGACGGCCCCGCTGGAAGACGGCGCTTTTCTCTCCTACAGCAAAGTGCAGACACCTCGGCAGCATCGCGTGCTGATGGTGTGTGATGGGTCGGAAACCGGCCTGTCTGGCACAGAGGCAACACCTTTTTCCGGTCTGGACCTCACGCGCCTTGCAGGCATAGAGGCTCTTTATGTGCGCAAGACTTTTTTCAATACGCTTGCCGCACTGGAAGCGGATCTGTCGCTCTACGCCGTCATCACACCAGAACGCAAATACAGCAATGTCAGCATTACCGGCCACCGCTGGGTGCGAGACGCCCGCCACGGCATCACCATGCCCGTGGTGGAAATCACCCTGCAGGAAGTGCGGCTGACGGGCACGCAGAGCTTCACCCAGACACAGGCCCCGCAGGGTAGCAGAACGGTCTGCACGGGTCTGGTCTCTGCCCAGTCCGTGCAAACATCCGGCTCTTCTCTGGCCACCGCATTCGGCACCAGTCAGAGCAGCACACTCGACGCCGCCAGCCTGCTGGCCAGCGCGCTTTAAGGAAAAGTGCCCCTTCAGCACCCGGCACCAGCAGCGACATCAAAGGATTAAGGTTCTCTCTGGTATTTCGGAGCCATCCTCTTTATCTCTTAAGGCTCCGTATTTCCCTTTTGATTTAACCATCCAGACCATGAAACCTGTTCCAAAAATAGCGCGTCCATCTCATTCTAAAGAGATCCCCCACACACAACGCTCGCTCGTGCCTGTCTGGATGCACTATCTGGCAGCCGCTTCTGTCTGTCTTCTGGTGTCAGGGTGTGCGGATGATCATGGCAGAGAGGACATGCACGCCGCTGTTTCAGAGTGTTTTTTTAAATACCCCTTTGCAAAAGGGACAGCCTACAAGCGGTTCAACTGCATTTATCAGGCCCATGCCCATTATGGACCGGACGCCATGGGGGCGCAGTACAGCCTGCGCCTGCAAGTCGATCTGGCATCCCTGAAAGTCGGGCAGGATGTAGATTCCGGCACTCTGACACCGGAAGAAGGCAAGACGACCCTGCGCTGGGTGACAGAAAAGGCCTATGCACAAGCGTCCCAGCAACAGGCATGGGTTGCGGCACAGCCAAAAAGAAACTGATAACGCCTATAAAGAAAAAGAGGGAATGCTGCCTGAGCAACACTCCCTCTTTCCACATAGAAGCCAGAAATTTTTAAATCTGTGTTTTACTGGGCCCGCGGCACAATGGCAGGAGCTGTGGAATTTTTCTCAGTATTCAGCACAGCATTGCCGGACTGTTTGGAGTAGGTGGCAGAGGTGGACTGCTGCGGCGTCCGCGGCGGATGGAAGGCGGAAACCCCAAGGATACCACCAGCAGAGCGCTGCATCGTGCCTTCCGGCTGGCGCGCACACCCACGGGTAATAATGGAACAAACGCCGTCCGTGCCAATCATTTCATCATCATTGCCGGTATAATGCACGTCAGAAACACGGTCATTATCCAGACGGACTACAGCCGTACAGCCCGTGCCGCCGCCGCCGCCCAGCACGTTGACGAGCGTTGAAATATCACCAACCGGAATAAGGGTAGACCCACCATAGCTCGGGGCAGGCTGCGTGCCGGAATAGATGAAGATCTGCGTCGTATCATTAATCTGTTTGGTGGAAGCCGGCAGACCAGCACAGGCCTGCAGATCGTAGGATGTCATCCCGATCATTGTGACTTGTGCCTTATGAGCAGCGCGTGAATCAAAATACCCGCAACCGCTTAAACTGACAGAGAGTGAGGCGACCGCAAACAAACCCAAAAGACGACACTTCATTTTTTCGACTATCCTCACACCGTGTCCAAAATATTCATAACAAGACGTAGAAAGTTATTACGCTACTGTGTTCTTCCTCTGCAATGCAAGAGCCTGAGGGATGCGTAAAATATTTCTTTTCTGACAAATATCTTTCCAGCGCCTTAATATCCTGATTGCATTGTCTGTTCTATATCATTTCGATTATAATGGAAAGTGGCTCTCTTCTAGTCTTGCCTTTTCCTCCCCATCATACGCTATTATCATGGGGTTGTTTAATTGTACTGTCTGAGACCTCACGCAGTCCTGCAAAACGGTCCCTGAGGTCAAAGGAGAATTTGCTGATCATGTTGCTTCCGTCCCGTCATCAGGTGCTTACCTGCTCTTCTCTTGTCGTCTCGCTTTTCGCGCTGAGCGCCTGCATGCACCCAGGTCAGCCGCCCGCACCGCCGTTGCCCGCTCTGGCAAAAGCCACGCCCTTTACGGCGGCTGATACAAGCTTTGCCTCCAGGCTCAATGATGAGGACCTGACCCACATTGCGCTGGCAAACCTTGCCAAAACCCACGCCGCCCGCAGCGATATCGCGTTGCTTGGCACGACAATCGTCAAAGACCTGACTGATAACCATGATAAGCTGACAGCACTGGCTACCACGGGTACTGCAACGCTGGCTGCAAAACCTTCTGCGCAGAGCCAGAAGATTATTGATCAGATGCAGCGTCTGCACGGTGCTGCGTTTGACAGAAGCTATGCACGCTATCTGGCAAGCAACACAAAATCGACCAGCCTGTTTATTGATGCCACAAACGCCACGTCCACAAACGCGGATCTGGTGAAACTCGCCACCGACCTCAAAACCAAACTTCTCGGTTACGAAGCGCAGGTGAAATAAAGCCTTTTCCAAAAGACCGATTTCTTCCCATCCGGACGAAAGGTCTTTTGATATCCTGAGGCTTCCTGCTGACAAGGCTGGGAGCCTCAGGCGCTTTTGCGGAACGCATAAACTCTCCACTCATCGCTAGCGGCTTCTCATTTCTTTTCAGACATCACTCCCTTGGAGGCTGTTTGAAAAACGCCAAAACAGAGCAAGCATATTCCAAAAGATAACAGGCTGTTATCCCAATACCGAAAATAGAATAGCTCTTTATTTCTCAAAAGATTTCAGTAAACATCAGAAAAATGAGCGGCTAAAATCAGCTCCAGCTCCAGCTCCAGCTCTCGCGTGCGTGCCCATAGTCTCACTTCACCCTCTAAAATTACCAATCCTCAGCAATACGCATAAAAGCTGCGCTGTTTTTCCAAATCCATAAATATCCCCTCCAAGCCCGCATAACCGGAGTGGCCTCCCCATGCTCTCAGCCACACTGCAACAGTCTCTATCCACCACCACTCAGGCAACCTCTCAGGGCAGCACGAACAACACCAGCCCCTCTCTGCTCACGGTGCCTCTCACCGCCGTCCCGGCGCAGACATTAAAGGTCGCGCTGTCCGGCACCCTGATCCAGATCACCTTGCGTCAGCGCAGCACCGGCCTGTATGCAGATTTCGATGCCAACAGCACGCGGTTTCTGTCCGGCGTGCTGTGTCAGGACCGCACATGGCTGGTGCGGGATGCGGCAATCGGCTTGCCTGGGGACGTCCTGTTTGCCGACACACAAGGCCAGCAAGACCCGGACGCCACCGCCCTCGGTTCCCGCTTTCTACTCCTCTACCGCCCCGGCTGGACGTCCTGACGACGACCACCACACAGTCCTGCGCCCGCCACTTCCTGCATTTCGGAAACTCCCTTACCATGTCGCAAACAACGCTTCAAAACCGCGCCGTGGATGTCACATTCCGGCTGCTCTCACAGGCGTTCGGCCCCAATGGGGAGGACACGGTCACTCTCTCCGGCCTGCGCGTGCATGCCGAGGTCACACAGGCCCGCTTCCCCACGGCAGAAAGTGCAACGGTGCGGATCGAAGGCATGACCCCGGATGTCATGAACCGCCTGAGCATGGCCGCGCCGGACCCCACGCGCCAGAGTGCGAGTGAACTCATCCTCACAACGCAGGACGGGGCAGGGGGGAACGCCCTCGTCTTTCAGGGCGGTGTCACGCTGGCCTATGTGGATTATACAACTGCTCCCAATGTTTCCTTTGCTGCACAGGCTTTTTCAACAGTTCTGCCGAATGCCATGACGGCCACCCCCACGGGCTACCGGGGTGCTGTCTCCGTCGGGCAGGTGCTGGCCTCCATTGCCAGCAAGGCCGGCCTGAGCCTGCATACTCAGGGTGTGGCTGCCACGCTGCATGATCCCTATTTCCACGGCAGCCCCGGCCAGCAACTTACCCAGTGTCTGGAAACTGTGCCTCTGTGTGCTGGTCTGGGGCGCGGCCAGCTCTCCGTCTGGCCCGCAACGTCTACCGCCTCACAGCCGACGCCCCTCGGCACCACACAAGCCCTGTCCCTCTCCGCAGAAACCGGGCTGATCGGCTACCCCGCATGGTCCGCCGGCGGACTGGCTTTGCGGATGGTGTTTAACCCGCTTGTCAGTTTCAACAGCCTGATCGCCCTGCAAAGTCGCTACCAGCCTGCGGGGTGGGGGCAGCAAAACGGTCCGGTGCCGGTCGGCCTGTGGCGTGCCACACAGGTGCGCCACACCCTGCAAACAGAAACGCCCCACGGCGCATGGTTTACGGACATCGTGGCGCAGGCCTATCGGGAACCCACCGCATGACCCAGTCAAACACAGCCGCGCAAACCGCCAGCCAGAGCGCACCGCAGGCGCCCGCCAGCGGTTATCCCATTTTCAACCGGGCTGATGCCGCCGCGTCAGACTTTAATGCTCTGAACACCGTCATCACGCGCCTGCTCTCAGGCCGCCGAACCATCGTGCCCGTGCAGGTCAAGGCCGTTTCCGGAGCCGGGCTGAACCCGGTCGGCACGGTGGATGTGCAGCCCATGGTGCATCAGCAGGATGCCTCTGGGCGCATCATGCCGCATGGCGTGTTGTATAATGTGCCGTATTTTCGGCTGCAGGGAGGGTGCCGCGCTGTTATTCTGGACCCGATGGAAGGCGACATCGGCCTCGCCCTTATCGCGGACCGCGATATCTTCAACGTCAAAACCGCCCGCGCCAGTGCTGCCCCCGGTTCGTTCAGGCAGCAGAACATGGCCGACGCCCTCTATATCGGCGGCTTCCTCAACGGCACCCCGCAAGAGTATCTCTGGTTCAGTGAAAACGGGATTACACTGAAAACGTCTGGCACTGTCAGCATCGAAGCCCAGAACACCCACATCACCGGCCCCGTCTCCATAGACGGCAGCCTCACCGTCTCGCAGGATGCCACCGCCAATGGCATCTCCCTGACCCGGCACACCCACCCCGGCGTGCAACCCGGCTCCGGGATCACGGGCACTCCGCAGGGGTAACTGCATGGGACTGTTTGGAGACTTCCCGGACGCAGACAAAAAAAACGCGACCACAGGGAGACCCATGGTCGCGTTTCTCATTGTTTTTAATGCGTAGTCTCAGTGTGCAAACCTGACTGCGGTATTTGGCAGGACCCTTAACAGAATCTTGCCAAATCGCCTGTCAGCTCACACGGCGTGCACCGACGCCTCACGATCCCAGAAGCGCAGGGCGCGGCAGGTCTTCACAAACTCTTCCGCATCCTTGCCGGCTTTCAGCGCAATCACGCCATCGTCCACGGCGTCCTCCACCACACCAGCGCGTTTCAGCAGCGGCAGGGCTGCCGGAACGTAGCCAATAAACTTGGCGTGGGCATAGGCATCCGTCACAAAATCCCGTGCATCGGAATCCTGCGCAAGCTGCTTCGCACCGTCTTCAGACGGCAGCAGCACCACCGCATCAAACAGCACGGACGGTCCACCCGGCACACGCTGGGCCGCAGGCACATGCTTGCCGTCAGAGGTCGTAATCCCGCCAATCTGCGGGGCGACAATCTCCACCTCAGTGCCTTCTGCCTTGGCCGCTTTCTTCAGGGCTTCCAGCAGCGCACCATCCGCGCCATTGGTCGCCAGCACACCAATCTTGCGGCCCGCAAAGCTCTTTGGCCCGTTCTTCAGAATGCTCAGCGCGGGTGAGGGCGGCAGATCCACCACAGCGCGTGCAGGCGGTGCGGCTTCCGGCAGTTTTTCCAGCCCCAGACCTTTCGCCACGGCCTTGGCCAGACCCGTATCAATATTCAGCAGGTGGGAGACCACGCGGCTGCGAATAACCGGGGTTTCCACCTTGCTGAGTTCAAAGGTGATGGCCATCTGGATATGCGTCTGCTCGACTTCAGTCTGGCTTTTGTAAAACTGACGCGCCTGACTGTAATGGTCTGCAAACTTCTCGGAACGCACCCGTTCCTTCAGGCCGCTGACTTCAGAGGGGAACGTCTTATATCCCGTCTCCGGGTTTTCACGCGGGCCACCCGCTTCACCACCCCAGGAATTCGGCTCGTAATTCGCACGGCCTTTGGGGTTGTGCATGGCCATGTGGCCATCCTGTTGCAGGGTATGGAAGGGGCATTTCGGCGCATTGATGGGGATATGCGTAAAGTTCGGCCCACCCAGACGTTTCAACTGCGTATCCAGATAGGAGAAGTTGCGGCCCTGCAGCAGCGGGTCATTGGTAAAGTCCACACCCGGCACAACATTCTGGGTGCAGAAGGCGACCTGCTCAGTTTCCGCAAAGAAGTTGTCCACCATGCGGTCCAGCACCAGACGACCCACCGGCTGCACCGGTAGCAGTTCTTCGGGGATCAGCTTGGTGGCGTCCAGAATGTCAAAGTCGAACTTGTCGGCAAATTCATCATCAAAAAGCTGGACACCCAGTTCCCATTCCGGGAAATCCCCGGCCTGAATGGCATTCCACAAATCCCGACGATGAAAATCCGGGTCTGCCCCGCTGATTTTCAGCGCCTCGTTCCACACGACGGACTGCAAGCCCATTTTCGGCTTCCAGTGGAATTTGGCATAGGTGGACTGGCCCGCTTTATTCACAAAGCGGAAGGTATGCACACCAAACCCTTCCATAAAGCGGAAGGAGCGGGGGATGCCACGGTCGGACATCACCCACATGATCATGTTCATGCTTTCCGGGGTGAGAGAAATAAAATCCCAGAAGTTGTCATGCGCGGACTGTGCCTGCGGAAAGGCCCGGTCCGGTTCTTCCTTTACCGCATGCACCATGTCCGGAAACTTGATGGCATCCTGAATGAAGAACACGGGGATATTGTTACCCACAATGTCCCAGTTACCTTCCTTGGTGTAGAGCTTGACGGCAAAGCCTCGCGCATCACGCGCAAGGTCTGTCGAACCCTTGCTGCCTGCCACGGTAGAGAAGCGCACAAACGCCGGAACGCGCTCCCCTTCACGCTGCAACACATCCGCGCTGGTAATGTTGGAGAGGGAATGCGTCAGTTCAAAAAAACCATGCGCCCCATAGCCACGGGCATGCACCACGCGCTCGGGGATGCGTTCATGGTCAAAGTGGAAAATCTTTTCACGAAAATGGAAATCTTCCATCAGGCTCGGGCCGCGCGCACCCGCCTTCAGCGTGTTCTGGTCATCAGAAACCGGAACACCCTGCTGCGTTGTCAGCGTGGGAACATCCCCGCCTGCGGTCTGGTGGGTTTCCCCGCCAGCCCCACGCTGCACGGTTTCTTCCCCGAGTTTTACTGTGGTGTGGTCTGTATGGGTTGATTTGGCGCTCATGATGATGTGCCTTTGTCTGCTGAAATAAAAAACGATGGCGCGATTAAGAAAGTTTTAAGAGAAATCCTCAGTCTGATCCTGCCTGCATGCCCTGCCAGACATGCAGGATTCAGGCCCGTTCAGACCCTCGCTAAAACCGATCCATCGCGTATCTGTCACGACAACGCATCATAGACAGCAAAGTTGCTTATCCGCTCCGTCCTTCGGGCGGATAAAACCTATTCACTTTTGTGGGAAGCAGAGCCGATTGCGCCCCCGCGTGGTCACTCCTAGCGTCCGCGCAGACTGAGCCTCCCCACACGTCCAAACATGCAAAAGAGCTTCCAGATGCAAACCCTGCTTCTCGACCGATCAACCTGGGATCTGGTGGTCGATGCCAGCGGTAGTATTGCCCTGGCGTCCGCGCCTTACGCCGTTGCCCAGAACGTCGCCTGTGCGGTGCGCGTGTTTCTGGGGGAGTGCTGGTACAACACAGCCCTCGGCCTGCCGTATCTCACCAACATTCTGGGCCGCACCCAGTCCGCAGCCCTGTTCCGTGCGGATGTGGAGCAAACCGCCCTGAGTGTGGAAGGTGTCGCACAGGCCGTGTGCGTGCTCACCGGTCTCAGCCCGGCCCGCCGTCTGTCCGGCATCATCCAGTTAACTCTTACTGATGGGAGCCAGACCGTTGTCAGCCTCTAATACCGCCACAGGCACTACATCCGTCCCGGCCCCGGTGCTGGACGCCACGGGCTTCATCATGCCGGAAGAAGCCGACATGCTGACCGGCGTTCTTGCCGATATCAACGCGGCTTTTGGCAATACGCTCAATACGGACCTCTCCACCCCGCAAGGGCAACTGGCGATGTCCCTCACCGCCATTCTGGGGGATGCGTATGACCAGTTCCTCGCCCTCGCCAATGGCGTAGACCCCGCTCGGGCCGAAGGCCGCATGCAGGACGCGATCGGGCGCATCTATTTCATGTCCCGCCTTCCAGCCTCACCGACAACCGTCACCTGTATCTGCACCGGCGCAGCCGGCACGGTCATCCCGCAAGGCGCGCTCATCAAGGATCAGTCCGGCAACAGCTACACGGCAGACAACATCCTCACGCTGGATGCCACCGGCACCGCGCAGGGCACCTTTACCTGCACCAGCGCGGGGGAGGTGGTCTGTCCGGCAGGGAGTGTCACCATCAGCCAGTCCGTCGCGGGGTGGAGCGCGGTCAGCAACCCCACCGCGGGGGTGACAGGCCGCGCTGTGGAAAGTCGCACCGCGTTTGAGGCCCGACGCAAAACGTCTGTCGCGGTCAATGCCATCGGTCCGCTGGACGCTATTTCCGCCGCTGTGCAGGCCGTCTCCGGTGTGACAGATGCGTATGTTACGGACAACAGCACGGCCGAGAGCATTACCGTCAATGGCGTGCCGCTCGCCCCACATAGTCTGTATGTTTGCGTCAATGGCGGTGCAGATGCGGATATTGCGCTGGCCATTCTACGCAAAAAGCCACCGGGCTGCGCCTATAACGGCAACACGACCGTCACCGTGGCGGACCCATCCAGCACATACGCAACCCCGCCGAGCTATACAGTCAGTTTTCAAAGGCCTACACCCACGCCGCTTTACGTCACGGTGCGTCTGGCGTCGTCTGCCGCCGTGCCGTCCACGGTCACCACGGATATTCAGGCCGCTGTGCAATCCGCCTTTCTGGGGGATGACGGCGGCACCCGCGCCCGTATTGGCAGCACCCTGTATGCCAGCCGGTTTTATGCTGCGGTGGCGAGCCTTGGCGCATGGGCGCAGATTACGGAAATTACTGTTGGCACCAGCACAAATCCCACAGGATTTACCGTGCAGATGCAGGCAGACCAGATCCCGACACTGGATGCCTCCACCATCAGCGTGGAGCTGGTGTAATGCAGGATGTGCAAAAAACCGTCCTCTCACAATATGCCTGCGCACCCAGCCTGAACGCCCTCATCAATGGCTGGAATCAGGCATTTGACCCAGCGGCGCTCATTGATAAATGGTATGACCAGATCTGGAACATTGCCACCGCACAGGGCTACGGGCTGGATGTATGGGGGCGGATTGTGGGCGTGCAGCGCGTCCTCACCATTTCCTCTGAAAATTTCGTTGGCTTTGCAGAAGCGACGGACCTCACCGAGCAAGGCTTCAACACAGCCCCCTGGTATAAAGGCACCGCCACCAGCAGCAATATCAGCCTCTCGGATGAGGGCTTTCGTCAGCTTATTTACGCCAAGGCTATGGCCAACATCACAGATGGATCTGTGCTGAGTCTGAACCTCCTTCTCATGGCGCTGTTTGCCGGGCAGGGGGATGCCTGGGTGGAAGATCATGGTGATATGACCATGACCTACGTTTTCAATTTCATCCCGACAGATGTTCAGGTTTCCATCATTCAAAGCAGCGGCGTCCTGCCGCGCCCGGCCGGTGTGGCCGTCTCTTACGCTATCAGGGGGCATGCATGAAGCAGTCTGATTTCCCCACACGCCTCGCAACACCTATTGCAGATAACGCTGCGGCCAGTGATGTCGCAACCATTCCCACAACGCAGGCCCGCTCGGGGGATGGCACAGCCTCGCTCGCGCTGGGGTTTCCGCCGGAAACCTTCATTGCCCGCTCCGCTGGCGGCGTGCCCCCGCGCGGGCAGGACATGAACGGCCTGCTTAACCTCATTTCCAAAATCCTGCGGGCCTATCAGGCTGGATGCTGGGGAACGTTTGACGCCGGATTTGCACAGGCCATTGGCGGCTACCCGGCAGGCGCTGTTGTGTCCGGCGCAACACCCGGCACGTTCTGGGTTTCCACAGCGGATGATAATGTCAGCACACCGGGTGCAGACGGTGCCCCATGGCAAAACCTGTTTACGGGCTATCTGCCGCTCTCAGGTGGCACGGTCTCCTGGCTGAACGTTAACGGTCCGGTGGTGCAGGAGGGGTTTGGCGGCATTACCGCGCAGGCAGCCCCGGCCAACCCGCAGAATGGCCAGTATATCAACTATCCCTGCTTTACGTCCAAAGCCGAAGGGCGGGGCAGTCAGCTGCTTTTCGGTTTACAGGAACAAGTCGGCACGACCTTCCGGGCGCTGATGTCTCTGCAATTTGGCGATGGCTCCTGGCGTTATGTCCACTGGGGCGAGAACGAACGCATAAGTGACAGCCAGTATGGGGACGTTGCCTACACGGCTGACCTTGGAGCCTATGTTTCCGCCGATCTTTATAATAGCGATTTCGGAACATCAGACAGTCGTGTGATCAATCTGGCCTATGGCCACCGCATACAGGCTTTTCAGGCGAGTGTCGGGAACGGCTCCACCGCCGGGTCATGGATTACTTTCCCCGTCGCTTTTTCCGGCACACCTGTTTTTTGCGGTGCCCATTCCTGCGGCAATCAGTCTGACCCCACGGATACCGATTACTTCTGTTACGGCGCAACCGCCACCGGCATGTATGTGCGCCCCCGCAGCACAAACGGGCCAGCCAATATCATCGTGATAGGGCCGAAATAATGACAGACGTCAAAACAGCTTATCCAGACCGTTATTATGCAGCCTATGATACCACGGCCCCGCAGCCCACGCCGGTTACCGGCTGGTATGACACAGGCAGTATGAGCAGCCTTGCCGCTGTGCCGCCTGCTGCCAGTCTGATCCCCCTCAGTGCAGCAGACTGGGCCAACACCATCAGCTTCCGCCTGCCCAGCGGGCGCGGCGTGCTGAATGGAAAAATCATTGATTATACCGCCCCTGTTCCACCGGTGCCTCTGGCCACACAGGCGCAGAACGCCCTTGTGGTGGCCCGCCAGGCCGTATGGGGGAATTATGGCGCCCTGAATGAGCCGACCCCGGAGGCATGGGTGACCTACCTCAAAGCCCTGCGCGCCATCGCGGAGGGACAGGATAGCACCAGCACAACCCTGCCCGAGGCCCCGGCATGACGGCCCCTCTGCCATCCCCCAACTGGCGGCCAGCCCCGGCGCGCACTCTGCCGCTCACTATCCCGCCCGGTTTGCGCCTGCGCGGGCTGGTGGCGGAAGAAGTCTGTCTCGCATGGGCCCCCAAAGCCAGCGGTGATAATCTGGATTTTACCCTTAATCCTAAAAACTGGCTGCATGGAACAGAGGATTATCTGGCGTCCGTTACCGCCAGTGTGCTGACCGCCACGGGTGCACCAACGGACCTCACTGTCCTCTGGGCGACCGTTTTGCACGGCATGGCCTGTATTTTTCTGGGGGGAGGGCCGCCGGGCACGGTGCAGCAGGTGCAGGTTTCCGTCACCACACAGCAGGGGCGCAGTCTTGTGCAGTCGGTGGCCGTCGCCATTCTGGCAGACACTCCGGCCGCACCGCCTCAGCCTGCGCCGTGTCTGGCAGATGGCACCCCGGTTCCACCTAACGCCATGGCGCTGCCGGGGGGCGCAATTCTCACCGGCCCGTCCGGAACCCCTTATCTTATCGCGTAACGGGAGAGCCCATGTCCGGGTCAAGTAGTTTCACGGCATCCACACCCAGTGGCATGCCGCTTTCGGCGTTGCCGGTGCAGCCTCAGCCTGCACCGGCCGATCTTGTTTTTGGCATTTTCAACGGGCAGGGCCAGTTTGTGCCCCAGTCCGCCATCTGGACCGGTGCTGTCGCTAAAACGGGGGATACGCTCTCAGGTTTGCTGAGCTGCGCCCTTGCCCCGACGGATGCCGCGCATCTGGTCAACAAGGCCTATGTTGATGCTCAGAGCGGGCAGGTGAGCGGCACTGTCGCCACGCTCGTCACTCAGGCGCAGGATGCCGCAACACAGGCACAAACAGCGGTCGGCCATGCCTCGGACGCGGCAGCTACCATCGTGTCCGAGCAGAAGGGCATTCCCAACGGTCTCGCCACCCTCTCGCCCGATGGCAATCTGGTGCTGGGCGGGCTGGACTGTCTGGGCGTGCAGGACGGGCATGTGCTGATGGCCATGGACCTCCCCACCACAGACCCCGGCCTGCGTGGCGTGTGGTGGAACAACGGCGGTTATCTCTGTATCTCTCAAGGCACATCTTCATGAGCCCTCTTTTCAAAACCCGTTTTCTGCTCAGCCTGTGTTCCGGCGTCGTGATGCTGGCCGGAGCAGAGGCTAAGGCGTCCACCCGGCCCAACCACCTGCTGCCGCAATATCAGGCGCTTGGGCAGGCCACTGCGTCTGCATCCGCCAGTCAGCTTTCCACACTGTCTGCGACTGCGGCTGAGACCGCCACCCCGTCCACGGCGTCCAGTTCCGGCACGGCGGCATCTGCTCAAACGCCCACACTTCTGCGCAGCGCGCTTATGGCCAAATCTCTGGCAAGCAGCCTGACTCCTTACGTCCCCACGCGGCCACCGGGCGGGCTGGATGCCGCAACCGGGGTGCCCGCTTTGTGGCAGGACGCCACCATCGGGCAGATTGGCGCCATGGCGGATGGCAGCGTGCAGCAGTCCGACAAAGGCGCGCCAAATGGTGTGGCAGCGCTGGACGCCAATGGGGCCATGACCGCTCCTGTCTCGGGTGATTTATCGACCGCCACGGCAAAAATTGGCGCAAGTGGCGCGGTCGGCAGGCCGCTGGCCGAACGGTTTGCGGACCAGCTGAACGCAAAGGATTTCGGTCTGGCGCTGGACGGCAAAACGGATGACACCGCTGCCCTTCAGGCTGCCAAAAATGCCGCAGCCTCCGGGGCGGTTATTCAGCTCCCGGCTGGCAAACTGGCGCTAACGGCCCTGCCCACCGGCAGCACGCCCAATCTGTGGCAGGCCAACGGCACCTTGCAGGCTGATGGCGGCCCGCTGACCACTCTGGGAACCGATGTGCTGGAAAGCACGCTGGAAGGCGGCAAATATTTTGCCCGTGGCCAGACAGCAGCGGATATGGCCCCCGTGCTCCGTAAGGATCTGGACGTCACGCACGCTGGCGGCACGGCGGGATTTGTGATGAATCTGGAAAAGGGAAACTGCACCATCCCCTCCGTTGGGGCTGCGCTGAATGATTACGTCTGGTGCCATTCCACGGTGCTGAACAGCGCGGCCTTTGGCGGGGGCCAGCACGTGGCGCAGGCCAGTCTGGCCCAGCGGCCCGCCAATGCGCTGGCAGATGGCAAAGGCTCCCGTTCTCAGATCTGGGCCGGATATGATGAAACCCGTGATGACACCGGCCAGCCTTCCAATATTGCAGGCAGTCTGGTGGGGCGGGAAATTGACGTTTACGCCAATGCGGATGACCCCAATAACTGGCGTATCGGCCTCCAGCTTCAGATTGCCGGGGCGGATAGTGCTGGCACACCGGGCCGGGTCGGCAAGGGCATTGCGCTGGGGAATAATGACAGCACCAGCGCCTATGGCATCATGATTGACGCCGCAGGCCGGTTTGACACAGCAGGCATTGACCTCTCCCGCAGTACGCCGGTTAATAATGCCCCGGTTCTGAATATCGGCGCAAACCGCAATCTTGCGTTTAGTGATGATCACAAGCCGCATTTTCAGTTTGATTCCGCCGCCTATACCTTGCGCTACTGGTACGACACCACGCCACTTTTCTCCGTCGGGATGAATGGGGATGTCACCACCGCCATCGCTAATCCCGGCAGCGGCATGGCGTGGACACTGGGCGGACAGGCGCTGATTGGCGTGAATCTGACGAGCCTGAGCGCGCCGGAAGCCATGCGGTTTGGCACAGGACAGGCGCTCTCCTGGGAACCAACGGCTGTTGTGCAAACCCGTTTTGCGGACGGCAAACTGACTGATCAGGTCGCCGCAGGTGTCGCCCGCACGCTGGATACGCAGGGGAATGAGACCATTCCGGGCGCTGCCCATAACAGCCAGACCGTGGTCAGCCTCAGCCAGCCCACTGCCGCCGCGTTTGTCGCGGAGGGCACCGCCGCTATCGGGCTGGACACAACCGGCCTGGCTGCGCCGGATGCACTGCGCATGGCGGAGGGGCAGCATGTCTCATGGGAACAGACGGCCACCGTGCAAACCCGTTTTGACAGCGGGCAGTTGCAGGACACATGGGGTGGCACGGCCCTGCGCTCACTGGACCAGAGCGGGAATGAAACGCTCACCGGCAGCAATTTGAACAGCGGCATGACCACCACCATGAACAATGCCTCGGCCAGTGCCATTACGCTGAACGGTACCGCAGGCATCGGGGTCAATCTGTCCGGCCTGACGACGCCGCAGGCGGTCCGGTTGGGCAGCGGGCAGACTGTGGCGTGGGAGCCAACCGGCGTGATCACCACCGGCTACACCAGCACTGGTCTGCGAGACGCCAACGGCAGCACCACCCTGCGCCAGCTGGACACGGCCGGGAATGAAACGCTCAGTGGCGCGCTGACCCCCGCTGGCGGCATCCGCCTGCCCACCTTCTCCCGCGCGGCCATCAAGGGCATGAGCAACCTGCCGATCGGTACCACGCTCTATGATGCGGATGATGACACCCCGGCCATTTACACCTCCGCAGGCTGGAAACTGGCGGCGCTGACCGCGATGCCGTGAGGGTTTTATGACGTGTCTGGTTCTGCTTGATCCGTCTTATCGCTCTCTTGTAATCTGGTCATGGATTATTCCGCAGATTATGAGAGGCAAACAGGATTCATGACAAAAAAAACAAAATTTGTCCTGATTGCAGGCGCACTGCTTTTGTGCGGCGTGGGGCCGGCGCAAAGTGCTTTGGCCCGATCCGTGCATCTCGCACCGCATGTTTCCAGCACAGTTGTTTCTGGCACACTGGAGGGTGAGAACATTGTGCCCTTCCACGTCAGCCTGAAGGAAGGGCAGAAGCTGGATGTGCTGTGTCATTCCCGCAAAAGCGGCATTTATTTTTTTGTAAAAGATCCGGAAGGCCGGATTGTTTATAATAGTGCGGAAAGTCCGCAGCCCGACAGGTGGACCGGGCAGGCCGCTTCTCCCGGTAAATATACACTGGGGGTCTTCCAGCAGCATGCGACCGCCCGTAAGGGGCATACGGCATTTTTCCGCCTGCACCTTGCCGTTAATCAGGCTGAGGCTTCAACGACCAGCCTTCTCCCGTAA